CCATATCGTAGAGAAGTTTAGCATTCTTCAGTCTCTCACAGTTTAAATCTGTAACTTGAGTTCCAGTACTGATACCAAGTATTTGAGTTTGAATCGCACCAGCAACACCAAAAGTACATAAGTCGGAGTTGCTAGTATTGATTGTGGGAGTAATTGCGGATGCGGGAGGAGACTTCAACGTAGTTGTAGTATCCGATTGAGTAGTAACTGTACTTGTAGTAGTCGAGTCAGTACGAATAGTATCATCAAGAGGAGCTTCTTCGGCTGTAGTTGAAAAAGCTACAAATGTAGCTAAAATTAATACAAGTCTTACCATTTTACCTTGTCCGCCCAATAAGCTGCTGACATTTTGCCTTTTGCTATATTCTTGGCGTGGCGGGCTTTAAAAGACCTGCGACGAGCGGCATAAGAAGCGCTTTCACCCTTCTTCTTGGGCGAACCTTTCACTCCCTGTTGACCAAAACGAATAGTCTTCACCTTACTACCAACCTTTGCAACAACAACGTGAGATTTTTTCGGATGTTTCGGAGTTCGTTTTGGTTTATTATACGCAGAAACCCCCGCTCTTTTGAGGCGAGGGTCTTTTTTACGAACGCTTCTTTTTCTTGCTGCCACGTTTCTTTCTCTTCTTCTTAAACCCTGCTTTCATCAGAGAATAAGCCTTGGGTGAGATAGTAGATTTTTTCTTCGATCTACTAATACCCTTTTTACGTCGGCGGTTGATATTTGCATACAAACCACGAGCAGCCATTAGTATTTACGCTTTTTAGAAGACTTTTTACGCTTCTTCTTTTTCATTGAGTGGTGAGCCATAAAAACTCCTTCGAGACCTTGCGTTAGAATTAACGCAAATGTATCCAATTCTGTTGCCAAGCTGGATACCCACTCCGCAATACACTGTTTAGGCAGCTATTGCAAGATCATAAACTTCATCGTTTGCGTTTATGTTTAATTTGGCTCTATCAGTACCTATTCACACAATGTCGAAACTGAACTCACCCCCGTCGAATTTTTATTGGTGGAGGTGGAGGGACTTGCACCCTCGTCCATCATGCTTTAATGAACTAAATCATCAAGCCCTTTTTTGCTCTGGTAATCTATCTGAAGGTGTAAGCAAGAAATCAATCTGCCCACAAGAAACAACAGTAGTGCTCTCTTCAATACATTTTCCACAACGCGAGCCAACTTTATTTATGAGGAAAGGCTCTTTTAGAAGATCTTTCTCTGAGATGTTATTGCAAATACAAAGGTACATCTTCTCTCCTCGTTGAATTAGGGCGGGGGCGCATAGAGCTTTAAGTCCTATTCTGTGCGGTGGTCGGACACCCCCTGGTGGTCGGTGAGGTGCAGTGCGTAGTAAGTTTACGTCTTAGCTGCTTCCGTGACAGTTTCCCTCACCTGCAAGAACTATTTACTAGTATAATATTTCCTACATTCTTGATGACTTTCTGCGATTCCGTCTAAGACTTCCTGCGCGCACTTTTCATCAAGTTTTCGGTTGCTATCTTTTACAAGTATAGCTCCGACTAATATCATTGCAATTACCATTCCTGGCATTATGTTCTCCTTCGTTACTTTTAATAAGCCCTCGCATTCACTCAAAGACTCATTAAAAGTGACTGTTTTAAGTAACAATGTAAAACAGTCGAAAACATTGCCTCCGTCGAGGTTGCACCTGGATTAGATCCTTTTGATTAACGTGGCGTGCATACACGGAGATGTTCTACGAGTTCTCTTCTCGTGCCCATAGGAATTGGTACCAATTTATGGGGCGATGGGGTCATTAGCTCCCCAAGGGCAGTTTATATCCGCATCGGACTGCCTTACCGAAGAGCAAAATTACGATGATGCTGCAACGTCTAAGTTTTTATACCAGTCTAGAGCTGGGGTGGGTCTCTTAGCGCCTACCAGCTACTGAACAATTAACCCGTAAGTCAGAGAGGGTCACGATTAGGTTCGTGAAACCGCCATCCTTTTAACTGGAGGAGGCAACCAGTGGATTTTTTCAGAGATTCCTTCTCAATTTCAATAAGGATATTATACAAGTTGTGAGGTTGTAAGTCAAGAACTTTTTTTCACTTGGGGTCAAAAAATTCTTCTGTAGGGATTGTTACTCTGTAGTCTTCTCCCTCAATAGTAAGTGTATAAGTAATAGTATCATAGTCTGGGATATAAGACTCTACGAAACCTTCCCCAAAAACTCTATCTATAGTTTTTTTCTCTTTCCATCTTTGGAAATCAATTACGTTAGACTTCATAGAGCGCTTCTTAGTAAGCCGTAAGCGATTACAGCGAACATAGCAAATCCACAAACTAAAAATACAAAAACTTGGTCAAACCACTTTTCCGCAAATTTTTTAAAAATAGTCTTCATCTGTTCCAAATCCTGAAGATGCAAGTGCATCACCGTCCCAGTCAAATAAAGCGTCGTCCCCATCACTGTATGATTCTTCGATTCTCATCTCATTTACAATGACTTGTTGAACTAAATCCCAGGCGTAGTCAGCACTAATACTTAGTTGTACTGAAATTTCTGCTGCGATTTCTTCCGGTTCTTCTTCCCATAGTGCGAGAACAATGCTCTCTGCTTCTTGGTATAATTTATCCATATTACTCATCTACCAATATCTCGTATATTATCTTTTGAGATTACCATGTAGCCGCCTTTATTATAGGCTATAGCTACAGTATGATTCTTACTTTCTTCTCTACGCCAGTCATCTCGTGGTCGTGGAGTATACTTTGTAAGAGGTGCGCTAGGATACTTCTTTTCTTCTCGTTTTGCAAAAAGAGGCTTATCCATAGGTTTAAAAACAGGCTGCACTTTTTTACTCTTTGAGACGACTCGTCGTCTTCCTGAATAAGTATAACCTATACTTCCTTGAACAATCATAGAACTCTCCCAATTAAAAATAATATTATACAAGCGAAGAGCAAGAATGTCAAGAATTATTTGTCGTGTAGTGCCCTTAAAATTTCAATCCATTCTTCTTCAGTTACAGAAGGTTTATGGTGACCAGGAGCTACAGCGGGGCTTTCATCCTCTCCGTAGCGTCCTCGGTCTTCGTTACCGTCTGCGTTCAACTCAGTCTGCGCTTTTTGCACAGCTCTATAGTTCGGACTCGACATACTCAATTACTCTTTCTAAGGCGTCCATAAGTTCACCTAGCTCATCCTCACGGATAGGATCGTTTCCATCGTCACACACTGCTTTATAGGTGTCTTGAAGACCTGTAAGCATGCACTCAAGTTCCTCTGCCATAGAGACTTCCGAAGGCATAGGTACTCCAGCTGCCTGAAAAAAGGCATTTAGTTTCTCTTGAATTCGTACTACTGAGTTTGTTTCAAAATCAATATTCAGATGGTCATTTCCATCTCTTAACGAAAAGTTCCAATTCTTCATACTACATTCTCCAATACTTCTAAAAGTTCATGGTAGTGGGCTACTTTACTTAATTCTTCTTCCAGTGCAGCCATAAAATCTGTATGCTCAGGAATAGGTTGAGGACTTTCCACCAACAATTTATAGTTCATTGTATGGTACATTAACTTACCTTCCAAATAAGAGCTAAAAGAGTCGTTGATTAGCATTTCTCTTTCCTCTTTCTTCATACAGCTACTCCTCGTACTGTTAATTCTTTGCGTGCTTTTACTCGCAACTTTCTTTCCCCAGAACGTAAGTCTGAGTCGTCCTTAGTACAAAGCTCTACTAACTCGGAAGTTTTTACTCCGGCAATAGGAAATACTCTCTTGCTCTTAGTTTTAGTAGCTTTGTTAAATACTTTCTCATCTCTTTTCCATTTTACAGACATACTATTCTCCTTAATAAAAACAATATTATAAGAGTTGAAGGAATGTTTGTCAAGAGTTATTTTCACTCACCGCTGTTAAAGCGTTGTGATAATATTCCTCGTCTTCCTTAATTAAATTCATTTCAATATCAAGTAGCATATCAATACAATGACGAGCTTTTCTCAAGTCTTCTACTGGTTGATTCTTGTCTCGAAATCGAGTAACATACTTAATAACCGTATGTTGTAAAGGATCTAAGCCGTTCTGCATACTATAATCCATTGGCTGAATCTTATATTTCTTGTAGTGGTCTCCGCCAATTTGAATATCCCAGCTATTAGACATTCCATTCTCTCCCTTCTTCTATTGCGTCTTGTGCACACTGAACATAATCTCTGTCTTCCTCACTCAGAACACTCCAGAACTTACTAATCTCTAAAGTAAGTTCATATACTAGTTCTTGAGTTTTAAGATGTTGATTTGCCTCCATTAACTGCTGAAGTTTATCCAGTCTTTGATTAATCACTTCCCTCATTGTTTTCTAACCACTCCTCTGCTGTAGTACCTTCACTCTCTGTAGTAGCTTCGCGATAGTACAAGATTAATTCCTTCTGTTGGCGCACGTACCGGCGCACTTCTTGAAAGTTTTCAGCCATCTTCTCATATCCGTCTGGAGTAAGTGCAAACACTACAAACTGACCATCAAGCATCTTCTCGATAATCTTCACTTGCTCGTCAAGATTCTCCTCCGTAATGACAAAAAAATTGACGTCTAAGAGATCAATTTCCTGCGGCAGAGGAGGTTGGTAGATTCGAAGAGGTACTTTCTCCGTTACTGTTATTATTTTCGGTTCCGGGGGTATCGGAGCTTCCGGAAACTTCGGGAGCCACTGGCAACCCTGAAGTAGCAGGCTCGTCGTCATCAGCATCCATAAGTTCTTTTGTGTCATTTTCTAGTGCCCTAAATACTTTTGCAGTTCCGCCGTTAATTCTTTTTTCAATTAGACCAGGCTTTGCTCGTGCAAGACGAGTAAGATTATGGTCTTTGAATACTTTAAGGTAGTTCTGCTTTTCTTTGTTCAGCTCATTATTTCTTGCTGTGAGGTTGGACATTGCTGCTTCTGCTTTTTTTGCATTCTCTTCTGCATCTTTGAGTGCTTTTTGAGAAGTCTTGACTGCAATTTCCATCTGAACTTGGTTTTCTTTGAGGGTTCTGTTGTTTGCTTCGAGCTGAACAACTTTGTTTTCAAGCCCTGATACAGTGACTTTATGGTACGCAAAACCCCCTCCTGCTGCCATTAAAAACGCTAAGATGAGCCAAGGCATTACACTTCTTCTAAGCGTACCATGAGTCTTTCGGCTCGGTTCGTTACTTGCTTATGCCAGCGAGAGTCCCGTCCTTCGACGGCAGCCTTCGCCCAGTCGCCAGCTTCTAGTGCAGCGCAGAAGTTCTTAAACTGAGATAACCGTGGACGTCCCATATTGAACATCATATTTACCACAATTTCTTGAACTTCTCCTGGAAAGTCGTGCCACTTCGGGCCAAAAAGAACTTCACATTCGTCGATAGACGTATCCAAATCTTTTTCAAACGCTTCCCAAACTCGCTCTTCTGATACCGGTGTACCAACGGGTTGACCGTGTTCTGGATCATCTTTAGTAACAAGATGACCGACACCAAAAGTATCATACCCAAGATGGTCTTTATATATTTTATACTCGACACCTTCATCCACCTTTAAAGTTTCAAACACATTTTCTCTATTCACACACACTCCATTTTTTAATGGTAGACCTTTCAATGTCTTCCCATTCTCGCCCTTCAATATCATAGGCTATTAGTTTATCAGAAAGAGTACTTACATTTATTTTTACTAAAGTGTTTAGTGTATATGTTTTTGTAATCTCTCTTCCACTGTTTAAACTTTCAAACGTTATATCAACC